ACGAGCTGACTCAATGACCGGAGCAATGATGCTCATCTTGGCCTTTTACTTTGCTGCACCGCACATGGACAAGATTGTAGGGGCAGCGATTGGAAAATTTGGTGGTAACAAATGACAGATGAAAAGCGACCAGTCGGAAGACCAGAGAGCGATCCACCTCCAGAGATGATGGAGGAGATCATCGAATGGATCAGCGCAGGAAAGACTCTGAGGTCCTTTTGTCAGCAACCAGGGAAGCCAACGTTTAGAACGGTTTACTATTGGCAGGAAAAAGATAGTGAATTTTTTGCACGTTTCATGGCGGCCAGAGATGTTGGTCACGACATGATAGCCGAGGAGACGCTAGAGATTGCTGATGAGCGCCCAGAGTCGGTCGTGGACAACAACGGTGTCAGCCGAATAGACTCAGGTTTCGTCCAGTGGCAGAAGACAAGGATAGAGCAAAGGCTAAGGCTCCTGGGCAAGTGGAACCCTCGCAAGTATGGAGACAAGACCATACACTCAGGTGATGTTGATAACCCCATCGCGATTACTGAGGTGAGGCGGGTCATTGTCGAGTAGCGGATCAAAGAGTGGTTCATCGCTGGAGATAAAGACCCCAAGGTGGGCGGTCCCTCTGCTGAAGCCATCTCGATACAAGGGCGCTTATGGTGGTAGAGGCTCAGGGAAGTCACATTTCTTTGCAGAGATGCTGATTGAAGAGCACATCATCAACCCGAATCAATCAAGTGTTTGCATTCGAGAAGTCCAGAAGTCGATCAAGATGTCTGTCAAGCGCCTGCTGGAGCTGAAGATCGAGACGATGGGCGTTGGCAGCTACTTCGAGGTCCAAGAGTCCCAGATCAAGTCTAGGAAGGGCACGGGCACGATTATCTTCCAAGGTATGCAGAACCACACTGCTGACTCAATCAAGTCACTAGAGGGCTATGACAGAGCCTGGTGCGAGGAGGCGCAGTCACTAAGCCAGAGGTCCATCGACCTGCTCAGGCCAACTCTGAGAAAGCCAGGCTCGGAGATTTGGGCGTCATGGAACCCGTACCTTGAGACAGATCCGATCGATGTCCTGCTGCGTGGCGACAATCCACCACCTGGGTCAACGGTCCTGCAGGTTAACTACAGCGACAACCCTTGGCTTCCAGATGTCCTTCGAGAGGAGATGGAGTACGACAAGCGCCGAGATCCAGACAAGTATGCTCACGTCTGGCTTGGTGAGTACGCTGGCAACACTGCCGCTAGGGTCTTCAGTAACTGGACCATCGAAGAGTTTGAGGCGCCAAACGACGCCATGTTCCGATTCGGCGCCGACTGGGGTTTCTCCGTGGACCCGACCGTGCTGGTCAGATGCTTTGTCGAGGGCAGGAAGCTGTACGTTGACTATGAAGCATACCAGGTCAACTGCGAGATAATGGACACGCCAGATTTGTTCATGACGGTTCCAGACTCAGAAAAATGGCCTATAATCGCTGACTCAGCAAGGCCAGAGACAATTAGCCACATGAAGCGCAACGGCTTTCCAAAGCTAATGCCTGCCGTTAAGGGACCAGGTTCGCTGGAGGATGGCGTTGAGTGGCTCAAGACTTACGATATAACGGTTCATCCTCGATGCAAGCATGTCATCGATGAGCTGACCCTGTACAGCTACAAGGTGGACCAGACGACTGGAGGCGTGTTGCCGGTTCTTGAGGACAAGAACAACCACGTCATCGACGCACTACGATACGCTTGTGAAGGAAGTCGCAGGGCTGCACCAAAGAAGTTGGCGGATTTCGCGCCCTTGCCAACCGCAAATCGCTGGTAGATAATAGCTTGACAACCAAGGATTGATTATGGCACGCATCACGAACGACCAAAGATTATCCAATCTGCACGCCGATGCGCTTGCTGAATTTGACAAAATCCAGAGCGCCTTGAGAGACGAGCGGTTGCAGTGCTTGCAAGACAGGCGGTTCTATTCAATCGCTGGAGCGCAGTGGGAGGGACCTTTAGGCGATCAGTTTGAAAATAAGCCAAAGTTTGAGGTCAACAAGATCCACCTGAGCGTGATCAAGATCATCAACGAGTACAGAAATAATCCGGTTACTGTAGACTTTGTCAGCAAGGACGGCGTTGTCAACGACAAGCTATCCACAACCTGCAATGGCCTGTTCAGGTCTGACGAGCAGGACTCCTGCGCCCAAGAAGCCTATGACAATGCCTTTGAAGAGGCCGTCGGAGGAGGCTTTGGTGCTTGGCGCCTGAGATCAGAGTACGAGAACGACGAAGATGACGATGACGACCGTCAGCGGATCAAGATAGAGCCTATCTATGACGCCGACAGCTCTGTCTGGTTTGACCTCAATGCAAAGCGTCAGGACAAGAGCGACGCCAGAAGTTGTTACGTCATCACCGCGATGACCAGAAGCGCTTATGAGGAAGAGTGGGGCGACGACGCCGCATCATGGCCAAAGGAAGTGCATCAGCGTGAGTTCGATTGGCTAACGCCAGACGTTGTCTACATCGCCGAGCTTTACAAGGTCGAGGACGTAGGCGAGACCATAAGGATATTCGAGACCCTTGACGGGGAAGAGGTCAGGTATTCGGCCAGCGACTTCAAGGAAGAAGAGGAGCTAGAGGACGATCTGCTGGCTACTGGTCACACAGAGGTCAGGCAAAAGCGCGTCAAAAAGCGCAAGGTCCACAAGTACATCATGTCTGGCGGGAAGATCCTCGAGGATTGCGGATACATCGCCGGCAAGAATATTCCAATCGTTCCGGTATACGGTAAGCGCTGGTACATCGATAACGTCGAGAGATGTATGGGGCACGTCAGGCTTGCCAAGGACTCGCAGCGGCTGAAGAACATGCAACTGTCGAAGCTCGGCGAGATCAGTGCATTGAGCAGCATTGAGAAGCCGATCCTGTTGCCTGAGCAGGTCGCCGGTCACCAGGTCATGTGGGCAGAGGACAACCTGAAGGATTACCCGTACCTGTTGGTGAATCCGATTACGGATCAATCAGGCAATCAGGCAATCTCAGGGCCTGTTGGATACACAAAGTCGCCACAGATACCGCCTGCAATGGCAGCGCTTTTGGTGACCACAGAGGCCGATATGATGCAGGTCCTTGGCAACTACACTGCCAATGAGGACATCGTGTCCAACATCAGCGGAAAGGCCGTAGAGCTGATCCAGCAGCGCCTGGACATGCAGACCTTTATCTATATGTCAAACTTTTCAAAGGGAATGCGTCGTTGCGGTGAAGTCTGGCTGTCGATGGCAAGGGACCTGTACGTTGAAGAGGGCCGAACGATGAAGATCATCGATGAGGCTGAAGAGGTTGACTCGGTTGAGATGATGCGGCCAAAGATGTCCAGCTCCGGCGACATCGAGATGGAAAACGATCTGACAGAAGCAAACTTCGATGTGGCGGTCGATGTTGGCCCGTCTTCATCCAGCAAAAGATCAGCAACCGTCAGGGCTTTGACCGGCATGATGCAGATCACCCAGGACCCTGAGACCATGCAAGTCTTGAGCGCTATGGCCATGATGAACATCGAGGGCGAGGGGATTGACGAGGTTAAGTCATACTTCAGGAGCAAGCTGATCAAGATGGGCGTTGTTCAGCCAACGGAGCAAGAGGCAGAAGATTTAATGGCGGCGGCTCAAGAGCAAAGGCCAGACGCAAACTCTGAGTACCTGATGGCTGCAGCGGCCAATGAAGTGGCCAAGGCCGAGAAGACCAAGGCCGATACCCTGCTGTCAATTGCCAAGGCTGAAGGGACCAAGGCTTCAACGATGGAGACCTTGAGCACAATCAAGTCAGAGGACCAAAAAAGGATAATCAACGCCGCAGAGCAGGTCAGGCAGATGAGCAAGAGCATGCAGGAGGAGGCTGGCGGTATGATGCAACCACCTCAAGGGTTCCCGCAACGCGAGCCTGATATGGCCAGCATGAGTACAGAGGAGCTGATCCGTATCGCGCAGGGCGGTCAATAATGTCAAAGCTGACCAGGGCAATTGAAGAGCTGGCAAGACGTGCTGCTCAAGGCGATGTCAAGGCTGCTGAAGGCATTAGGGCGTATCACGGATCGCCGCACAGCTTTGATCGGTTCAGCACAGAGCAGATAGGTACTGGCGAGGGCGCACAGCGTTATGGTCACGGGTTGTATTTTGCTGAGAAAGAAGGCGTGGCTAAAGGATATCGGGATAGTCTTAGTCGAGGATATGACAAAATAACAATTGACGGGGAAACACTAGATCGTGGGCCAAAAGATTTGCGGATCATGTTTCCAGAATTAAAAGATGCGCCTCCAGCAACAGCATCTATTGTGACGACTGTTCTTAAAAATACTGGTGGCAATGTTGATAGCGCGATTGCTGAAATAAGAAGTCACGATGCTATCCCTCTATTTAATCGTGCTATCGAGGTTCTTGAAAAGCTAAAGACAAGAAATGTCGGCATAGAAAAGGGCGCGGGCAGCATGTACGAGGTCAACATAGACGCCACGCCTGATGACTTCCTTGACTACGATCTGCCGCTGAGCCAGCAGAGCGATAAGGTTCGCAGTTCTGTCAGCGGCATGTTGAAGTCAAAAGGTTTCGACGATAGCCAAATACAGGCGATCATAGACAGGGACATCGATGGGCAGGAATTGAACGCCATGCTGGGGTCTTTTGACGAGTCCAAAGGCGTTAAGCACATGACAGGCCAGGGCATCAAGGGTATCCGCTACAAAGACGCGTTTAGCCGAGGCGCTGACGGCGGGTCATCCAATTACGTTGTGTTTGATGATCGCCTGATATCAATATCCAAGAAGTACGGCATCAGCATACCATTGGCCGCAGCAGTTCTAGCAGGCTCCATGACGCCAGAAGAGGCTCAAGCTGGGCCGATTAGCTCTGGGAGAAACGCGGCAGCAGAGCTGGCCAAGAGGGCCGCTGCTGGGGATACAGTGGCTGCTGAAGGCATTAGGGCGTATCACGGCTCACCTTACAGCTTTGATGAGTTCAGCACGTCCCAGATCGGGACAGGCGAGGGTGCCCAAGCGTATGGACGCGGGCTGTACTTTGCCGAGAGAGAGAAGACGGCAAAAAGTTATCGGGACACCTTGAAGGGCCGAGTAATAGATATCCCTGGCGCTTCCCCAGAGCTTCGTCGTCATCTAGGGGAATCTTTTTCCGATAGCGACTTTTTTGATGTTGATGACATTCCAGACGACTGGTGGGACTATCAAGCGATAGCTTTAGAGGACGGTGGCGCGAAAGATTTAGCCGATGAATTGCGGTCGCTAGATAAGTCAAAAGCAAAGCTCAGTAGTGGCTCAATGTACGAGGTCAACATTGACGCTACACCGGACGAGTTCATCGACTGGGATTTGCCACTTGATGAGCAGTCAGAAAGCGTAATGAATGCGCTGAAGAAGACAGACTGGTATAAGTATGCAGAAGAAGGCGCTACTAATGCTGCGGAGCTTCGAGGCGATAACGCATACGGGATGGATCTTGTTCGATGGCTTGAACAGGATGGCGCTGAAGACGCGGCTCAATTGCTCAAGGATGCGGGCATCAAGGGCGTCCAATACGCTGACGCACAGACACGGTTTGGTAAAGGTCCAAAGACAAAGAACTATGTAGTGTATGACGACAAGCTGATCGACATCACCAAGAAATACGGCATCAGCGTTCCACTAGCCACAGCAGTTCTAGCAGGAACCATGACCCCAGAAGAAGCCCAGGCTGGGCCTTTGAGTGCGGGCGCCCGTAGAATTATAGATCCTCGCTTTAGTGGGCCAGTTGGTAGTGGATCTAAAAGAAAGGGCGTGCTAACCGATCTTGAGGGAATGGAGACAACGATTGATCCAAGGCTAATGAATATTGGCCGGTCAGAGGCGCTATACGATTACGAGGGAAGCCCCTACATATTGACCCAATCTGACAGGTCAGCGGCTGGTGGCGTGATAACTAGCGTCAAGGGAAAGGAAATAGATCCAGTAAACCTGCGTGGTGGTCGAGACTTTATGTTCGATCCTGAATCTGAGGGGCTTGTTTGGGCATCAGATCCAAGCGTGGTCAAGTCAATGTACAAGCGAGCGCTGGAGCTACGCGAAAAATATAAAAAAGACCCGCTACTGTTGCCGTACACAATGGCTCCAACTGGTATTGACTTTGCCACTATGCCGCTGGATGTGATGATCAACTACGCTCGACAGGGTATGGGAAGATCAGACATCAAAAGGCTGGACGAGCAAATCAGGAAGGTCATCCCAAGCTGGAAGGGGGTCATGAACCCTGAGGCCAATGCTGTGTTCCGCGAGGTTCACGGCAATAAGCGCAAGGCTGTGGCAAACATTATTGATAAGCAGTTCAGAGACGTTGAGGGCGGATTATCAATTGGAGAAGCTCGCGCAGCTACAAGTGACGCGGCTCAGTACATGGCTCCTGACGGCAGCATTCAAAATATCGGTCAGATTGAGATTTCAAACACGTCATCAAGGGATCAGCTGTCAGATCATCCGACGTATCGTGGTGGCCTAAAAGGCCAAGGCATTGGCAAACTGGACGTTGATATTGACGCCAGAGAACTGATGGAGGGCAAGGGCCGTGAGCTAACTGGAGATGCTGCAGACATACGCGCACTGAGCATGAACCATGAGTTGAGCCAAGGCGTAATTGACGAAAAACTTCTACGCAGGCTTTACGACAAGCAACGTCCACGAATCGAAGCGATCAGCGAAAAGTTCGGTGTAAGCATCCCGATTGCGGCTATGGCACTTATGGCTGGCCCAGAAGAGGCTCAAGCTGGGCAAGCTGGAATGGGCGGGATGGGCGTAAGGTCAGCCCCTACAGCCGAGGACGAAGAAGCAATGCTGGCGGCTCAACCACCGGCCCCAACTGGTGGGGATCTTTTGCGTCAAGCCAATGATGAGTTTATGGGCGGCATCATGACAGAGCCAAGGTCCTATATGGGCGACATTGAGCAAGCGTTGCTTGGCGGCATCATGCAGACCGCTGGTATGGCAGATTTAGCCGCTGACGTGTTTTCAAGCCTAGCGGCGCCGGTTATGTCGGCACCTGGTGCAATAGGTCGTTATGTGGCTGACAGGTACATACCTGGGGTCAACTACTCTGCCGAGGACATAGCAAGAGAGCGCAAGGCTACTGAGGATTACTTCAACTACCAGCCAAGGACCGAGCTTGGGCCTAAGTACGGCGAGCAAGCCATGCAAGCAATAGGTGGCGCCATTGGGCCGTACATTCCCGCAATCAAAAAGGCTGCAGACGATAGCTACATACTTGGTGCAATGAGGAAGGGATACGATTACTTGGGCGACAAAGAAAAAGAGCTTGCAGAAGCAATGCTTGATCTTTCGCCAATATGACCAATTTGTAATGAAATTAGCCAAGTATTGGTGTATTTCACAATAACTGATATTATAAATAACAACGGATTCCACCCTCCGTTTTTATGGGTGAGTATAATGGGGTCACAATGAACAAGCAGGCAGAAATAATTGAGGATGACAACGAGGAATTTGATACCGAGCTTGATGTAAGCGCAGAACATGAAGAGGTTGAAGCCGATGAGGTTGAGGCCGATGATGATGCAGAGCAAGGTGAAGATGAACAGGTAGTCATTGAGATTGAAGGGGAACCGCCACCCCCAGAGGACGATGCAAAGGCTCCAGGTTGGGTCAAGGACCTACGAAAGAGTAACAGACAAAAAGACAGAGAGAATCGGCAACTAAGAGAGCAGTTGGCTAAACTATCAAGCGCAGCGGAACCCACTGCTGTAGAACTTGGAAAGAAGCCCACCATCGAGGGCGCTGATTACGACTCTGATGTATATGAAAGGCAACTGATCGACTGGGTTGAGAAAAAGCGTGCGGTAGAAGAGCGACAGAAATCGATTGAAGCAGAAAGGCAAAAAGAACAAGAAGCCTGGAACGCTACACTTGAGACCTATGGCCAAAACCGCAAGTCCCTCAAGGTCAAAGACTTTGAAGAAGCCGAGCTAGTTGTACAGGATGAGTTGAGCAATACCCAGCAGGGGATGATCCTGCAAGGTGCTGACAACCCCGCGCTTCTCATATACGCATTGGGAAAGAATCCCAAGAAGGCCAAGGAGATTGCATCCATCAAGGACCCCGTAAAGTTTGCCTTTGCGGTAGCAAAACTGGAGACACAGTTAAAAGTGAAAAACCGAAAGGCGGCGGCAGCGCCAGAAAGAGTGATACAAGGTAGTGCTAGATCATCAGGCGCTGTTGACTCAACATTAGAACGATTGCGTGAAGAGGCTGCGCGTACCGGCAACATGGATAAAGTGATGCAGTACAAGCGGCAACAAAAAAACAAATAAATTAAGGATTAAATAAAATGGCTAATAGCTTTTCCAAAGAAGAAAGAGTGGCGTTTGAGAATATTCTGGAAGGTTTCCAGGATGCTCTCGTTCTGTCACGGAACGTTTCAGTATACAACACTGACCAGGCGATGATGGAGCGAGCAAACAACACCATCTGGCGCCCAATGCCTTACATTGCAGAATCCATCAATGCAGCACCTGGCACTGATATCAGCGGTTCTTACAAGAACATGACCCAGTTGTCTGTTCCCTCAACAATCGGCTTCTCAAAGTCCGTGCCCTTCACCCTGAACGCTCTCGAGCTTCGAGATGCCCTGCAAGAGGGTCGTCTTGGTGATGCTGCCAAGCAGAAGCTGGCCAGTGACATTAACGTTGCAATCATGAACACTGCCTCATCGCAGGGTACTTTGGTTGTTAAGCGTACCGCTGCTGCCACAGGTTTTGATGACGTAGCCCAGTGCGAAGCCATCATGAACGAGCAAGGCGTGCCCAACTATGATCGATTCCTGGCACTGTCAACTCGCGACTACAATGGCATGGCTAATGACCTGTCAAAGGCGTCACGATCATTTGGCAACTCCAAGTCAGACAGCGCTTATGAGCGTGCGTTTGTTGGTCAGGTTAGCTCGTTTGATACGTTCAAGCTGGACTATGCAAACCGTCAGGCTGCTGCTGCAGGCGGCGGTAGCAAGACTATCAGCACGCTGGTTGGCGCTGCTAACTTCTTGGTTCCTGCTGCTACTAGCAGCTCAGTTGGCGGTCAGATCAACGTTGACAACCGTTACCAGACGGTAAGCGTTTCTGCCACTGCAGGCGTTGCTGCTGGCGACTGTTTCACCATCGCAGGTGTAACCTCTGTCCACCACATCACCAAGCAGGACACTGGCCAGTTGAAGACCTTCCGAGTGATTAGCGTGGTTAACGGCACGTCAATGGTCATCTCTCCAGGAATCATCAGCGACCAAGGTGGTAGCGATGCAGAGGCCCAGTACCAGAACTGTATTGTAGCGCCAAGCGGCACTGCTGCGATTACGTTCTTGAACACCACTGCAGCATACCTGAACCCGTTCTGGCAGAAGGACTCTTTGGAGATCCTGCCTGGTCGATACGCGGTCCCTTCAGATGCTGGCACCGCAGTATTGCGCGGCACGACCGACCAAGGTCTTGAGCTGGTAATGCAGAAGTTTTACGACATCAACACGATGACCACCAAGTATCGGTGTGACACTCTGTTCGGCGTAGTAAACAAGCAGCCAGAGATGTCAGGTGTGATCCTGTTCTCCCAGGCCTAGTGGTAAATTAGCGGGGGCTTCGGCCCCCGTTTTCACTATCAGGAGATAAAATATGCCTCTTAAAAAGGGCTATTCAAAAAAATCAATTTCAAAGAACATCTCAACCGAGATGAAGAGCGGCAAGCCACAGAAGCAGGCCATTGCTATTGCCATGTCAACGGCGAAGGAAGCGGCAAAGAAGGCCGGCAAGCCAAGCAAGGCTCCAAGCAAGAAAGGCAAATACTGAGGGCAAGACAATGGGCTGGACTAAGCGACAATTCGTCGTTCAGGCGTTTGAAGAGATTGGGCTTGCGTCTTACGTCTTTGACCTGACGCCAGATCAACTTCAAAGTGCTCTCTGGAAGCTCGACGCAATGATGGCTGAATGGAACTCAATGGGGATTAGGCTTGGGTATCCACTGCCAGGTTCTCCGCAGTACAGCGACCTAGATGCACAGACATCCGTCCCTGACATGGCCAATAGCGCAATCTATTCAAGCCTTGGAGTCAGGATTGCACCAAGCTACGGCAAGATGATATCGCCTGATACAAGGTCAATGGCAAAGAATGCCTATAATGCGCTACTCAAAGCGTTCTCTGCGCCAATCGAAATGCAACTGCCTGGGACCATGCCGTCAGGCGCTGGTAATAAGCCTTGGCGCGATTATGATAACCCATACGTCCGACGACCCGTTGATCCAGTGCTGGCTGGCGAAGATGGTCCACTAGAGTACAATTAGGAGGCAAAATGCCAACCATCAATCAGTTAGCGACAATAAGCACAATATCTGGCGCCGATCAGTTACCCGTTTATTCGACAAACAATGGGGACGCCAGAAAGTCATCAATCAACACACTGATGACATACTTTCAGCAGAACTTTGCTGACCCAAACTACACGGTGGTCATTAACGCCCCGACAAATTCTGGGTTTAATATTGCGCTTGCAGACTCAGCGCAGAGCATCTGGCTCATTATAAATCCAACAGGGACATTTGCTGCTGGATCTGTAACACTGCCGCAGGCATCAAGCTCGTATGATGGGCAGGAGATCATCATGATCTCAACCCAGACAATCTCAGCGCTTACCATCAACGGAAATGGCTCAACCTTGGTTGGTGTTCCGTTATCACTTGGCGCCGGTAGCTCGTTTACAATCAGATACAACAAGCTCCAATCAACCTGGTACACAATCGTCAATAGCTTGCAGATTGCAGGCATCGACGTGGTCACCACTACAGCGCCACAAACGCTGACGAACAAGACGATAAACCTGAGCAGCAACACGTTTATAACGACATCAGCAGAGCTTCGCGACGCAATCACAGACGAGACTGGAACTGGCAAGGCGGTATTTGCTACCTCCCCATCTCTGGTTACACCAATCCTTGGCACGCCATCGTCTGGCAACCTTGCAAACTGTACAGGGCTTCCGCCAACCGGATTGTCTGGGATAGGGGCTGGTGTATCAACGTTCCTGGCTGTACCGAGCAGCGCAAACCTGTTGACGGCAATGACCGATGAGACAGGTTCTGGCTTGCTGGTATTCAATACTAACCCGACAATAGATGGCGCAAACTTTACTGGGCACGCTCAAACTGCTCCAGTTGCAGACTCAAGCTCAGGCGGCGTGCTTGACATAGACTGCACAGATAGCAACGTCTTTACGGTGACGATGAACGAGAACGTGGCAACCCTGAACATGACAAGTCCAGCACAAGGCCAGACCGTCAACGTGATATTTACTCAGGATGGCACAGGGTCCAGGACAATTGCTTGGCCGGCGTCTTTCAAATGGCCAAGCGGGTCTGCCTCAGCGCTGACAACGGCCCCGAACAGCGTAGATATACTGGTGGCAACATACGTTGGGACATCTTGGTATGCAACGGCCCTCAGGAACATGCTATGACGTTTGCCGCTAGGGTTTCAACAGAGACAACAAGCGGCAAGGGGGCCTACTTAAAGTCAGGCTCTTATTACTCAATCGCTTTTGGCTCAACCTCTACGGTTATTTGGGCGATTAACGCTTCAACGCCTGCGACCGTTTTCATAACCGCAGAAAACTATGAGACATACACTTGGCTGACCGGACAAGGTCCAGCCGCAGGCTATAGCATTAAGTATACGCCGCTGCCTGGTAGCGATACCCTTGACGGCGCCAGCTCTGCAACGGGGGTCTGGCTGTCCTTGAGTTCAGGCAGATCATGGTCGTTGTCTGTAAATGTAGGGCAGATGCCAAAATCGGCTTCTGGAGTAATTGAGATTAGCGATTCAGCCGATAATAGCGTGATACTTGCCACGGCAACGGTGTACCTTGACGCGGAAGCATTGAGCTAAAGTTTATGCAGATACCAATTATCAACGGGATATACACTGATAACGGTCCAGACATACGGACCAGCTATCCGGTAAACCTTGTCCCTGTCCCAAAAGATAGCGGTATCAGCACTGGATACTTGCGCCCTGCCAGCGGGATTGTTGCCGACGGTACTGGACCTGGAGTAAACAGGGGCGGCATAGTATGGGACGGCGTTCTGTATAGGGTTATGGGGACGTCATTGTGCAGTATTGGTAACGATGGGTCTGTGACGGTGTTAGGGGATGTTGGCGGGTCAGATGATGATCTGGTGACGATGGACTACAGCTTTGACCTTCTGGCAATTGCATCAGGCCAAAAATTGTACTATTGGAACAAGACAGACCTGGTCGAGGTCACCGATCAAGACCTTGGTCCCGTCCTTGATGTTGCTTGGGTTGACGGCTACTTTATGACCACAGACGGTGAATTCTTGGTTGTTACTGAGCTAACCGACCCGACCCAGGTCAACCCGTTAAAGTATGGATCTTCAGAGATTGACCCTGATCCTGTCATCGCAATCGTCAAGCTCAGGAATGAGATTTACGCAGTAAACCGCAACACGATTGAGGTGTTTGACAACGTTGGCGGTGACCTGTTCCCATTCCAAAGGATAGACGGGGCGCAGATACAGAAGGGCGGTATTGGAACTCATGGCTGTTGCGTTTTTGCTGAGACCATTGCCTTTCTTGGATCTGGCAGGAACGAGGCGCCGGCAATATACAGCGGCAACAATGCAACGGCAACCAAGATCAGCACCACCGAGATTGATGAGATACTTTCAGACTATACCGAGGCCCAACTTGCAACGGTAAAGCTCGAGGCCCAAGTAAACAAAAATCAAAACCATTTGTATGTCCATTTGCCAGACAAGACGCTCGTCTTTGATGCAGCCTCATCAGCAGAGTTTGGGATCAACATTTGGTTTATTTTGACCAGCTCTGCCACAGGCTTCAGCAAGTACCTTGCTAGGGACCTTCTGTGGCACAATAACAGGTGGACCATTGGTAACCCTACGTCTGGCGTTATAGGGCACCTAGACGACTCAATAGGCACCCATTACGGCAACAACGTCAGGTGGGAGTTTGGGACCACCATACTATACAACGAGGGCAGGGGTGGGGTTGTCCACGAACTTGAGCTTGTTGGCATAACCGGCAGGGTGGCGTTTGGAGCAAACCCATTGATAAGCACCTCATACTCTCTTGACGGACAAACCTGGAGTCAGGACAGAACCGTATCTGTTGGCGCCGCCGGCCAGCGTCAGAAGCGAATTGTGTGGTTTCAACAGGGGGCTATGAGGAACTGGAGGATTCAACGGTTTCGCGGTCAAAGCGATGCCCACGTTTCTTTTGTTAGGCTTGAGGCCCAATTAGAGCAGCTGGCATACTGATGGCGCTGATACCGACCGTTACCAAGCTAGGGCTTACCAGGGATCAGCTCGCGACGTTCTTAAAGGATCACCAACAGATTCGAGCGTTTGAAAAGCTATTCTCAACGGTGAGCGATACAGACGGCAGCGACTCAGCATTAGAAACAAAAACATTAGTTGCTGCTGCACAGGCGACAGCAAATGAGGCGGCAAATACAAATCACATCGCCACAGACTATTTAGACTTTTCCCTCAACCCGCCGCATACAGACAAGATAGGACGTGTTGTTTGGAACTCAGTTGATGACACGTTAAACCTGCACCATTCATCAGGTGTTATCCAACAGGTAGGGCAAGAGCAGTATGTTCGGGTGCAGAATCAGACTGGGACAATCTTGGCTAATGGAGCTGTTGTCGGATACTCTGGCGTTGGGGATTTTAACGACCCGCTCGCAACAAAGTTTTTGGCAGGCGGAGTTGGGAAGTCAAGACCAGAAGATATTTTAGGGGTCATGACCCAGGACCTTCCCGATTCTGGCGAGATCGGATTTTGCACAAGTTATGGCAGGGTTCGGGGAATAAACACAACCGGATCTTTGGTCGGGGAAACTTGGGTGCAGGGTGACATATTGTATGCCAGCCCAACGATTGCGGGAGCGATTACTAATAACAAGCCAACGGCTCCAGCGCATGTAATTCAGATTGGCTTTGTTCTGTCCGTCAGCGCGACTCAGGGCGAGATATTTGTGCGGTTGACCTTTAGTCAAGATAAATACTACGGCCAGTTTTACACAAGCATGACGCTGACTGCTGCAAGTATAAACACAGCTTATCCATTGCCTATAGTTAATACATATGTGTCCAATGGGGTTACCATTGGGACCCCAAACTCTAGGATAATTTTTGGTCAATCAGGCTATTATAGTGTTTCGGTGGTTTATCACTTAATCTCAACCAGCGCCAATCAAAAAACGGCATGGCTTTGGTTTAGAAAAAATGGCGTAGATATTCCCGTGTCGTCAGTCATATCATCGAACACTGGCAACTCAAACTTTTCAGTGGTCAGCAGGGCTGACACCTATTCATTTGAAGAAAATGATTATTTGGAGCTTTATTGGGCAGTAAACGATGTTGGCTTAAGGATATCAGGGTCTGCTGCCACAGCGTTTGCACCAACATCTCCAGCATTAACCATCACTGTCGATCAGCTTCAATTGTAGGTTTAAAATGGCAATCACAAGCATAATTCCCGCTAGAGCAATGTCATCAACCCAAACGACTCAGTATACCTCTGCTGGGTTTAAGACGGTGGTGTCAAAGTTAACGGTGACGAATACCGGAACATCCAATACAGTGTTTAATGTCAACCTTGTCTCTGCCAAGGATACTCCGAACAGCGGCAACCTGATCATAAGCCAGCGTACTATTGCGCCAAAGGAGACCTACACCTGCCCAGAGATGGTGGGACAGGTTATTGGCGTAAACGGGTATATTTCGACTTCAGCTGGGTCATCAGGCACATTAACGATAAGCGCTGCAGGAGACCAGATAGCATGATATTGACTCATGTGAGATACTATGCTTATGGATAACGCATTGGTTGATCAAGAAGCCTGGAACTATGACTCAATCTGCAATCTTGAGGCAGAAATGTTGCAGATTGAGCAGATTAACATTGATACCGATCATGAATTTTGCAATGGCTTATATTGCAGGACTATAAGCATACCGGCTGACGCTGTTATTGTTGGAGCGCAGCACAAGCATGAAAGTTTTTTTATTGTTCGATCTGGGGCTATTGTTATTGTTGGTCCAAGCGGTCCAGAAACTTATGCCGCTGGGCATGTTGGAGTTTCTCCAGCAGGAATAAAAAGAGCGATTTATGCAATTGAGGACTCAGTGTTTACAACAATGCATGCAAACCCAGAAAATGAAACAGACTTGACAAAGATATGGGAAAAACTTGTCTACGACGATTTAACTAAATCAATTGATTTGGAAAAGCGCAAGTTATTGGAGAAGACCTGATGGCATTTATTACGGCAGCGATTATTGGTGGTGTCGCGACTTTAGCTGGTGGCGCGATTGCAGCAAGCGGGGCAAGGTCGGCGGCAAGAACTCAGTCAGCGGCAGCTCAGGCTGGAATTGACGAGCAAAGACGGCAGTTTGAAGAGTCCCAAAAGATCATGGCGCCATATGTCCAAGCAGGATATGGATCACTGGCTGGTCAGGAGGCGCTCTTAGGCTTGGGTGGCCCAGAAAGACAGCAGCAGGCAATATCCGCGATTGAAGCTGGACCGCAGTTTGCTGCAATGCAACAACAGGGCGAAAGCGCGTTGTTACAGGCGGCATCTGCCACCGGAGGCTTGAGGGGAGGAAATATACAAGGTGCACTTGCCCAGTATCGGCCAAGACTTTTGAGTGAGTTGATACAGCAGCAATTTCAAAACCTTGGGTCTCTTACGGGTTATGGTCAAGCGTCAGCGGCAGGGCAAGCGGCAGCGGCCACTAACCTTGGGCAGCAGGTCTCAGGGCTTATGGGCGAGCAAGGGGCGGCAATGGCTGGAGGTCAATTGGGTTCAGCCAAAGCCTATGGAGATGTTCTTACAGGGCTTGGCGACATATATTCAACGTATAAGGGTGCGACAATGCCAAGCCTTTCTAGGCCAGAGCTTGCAGGTTCTTATACTGGCGGTTACAACCAAGGAACCCCAATGGCTGGCGGCACATATTTTGCGCCAAAAATATCTTTACCAACGCCAATTATAGGTCCATAAATTATGCCAGCGCCATATGATTACAGCAGAGCAATGCCAAAAATGCCAGATCCAATCGGATCATATGCAAGGGGCGCAGAGCTTGGATACGGCATCCAGCAGCGGGAGCTACAGACCCAGCAGCAGCAGGTTGAGCTTGCCAACCAGAGGGCGGCAGCACAAAGACGTGTTGACATGCAGGACGCAATTGCTGGCCTTATGAAGAACAAAAGCTCAGGCGCTATCAGGGACGTTATGACTCAATTCCCTGAGACCATTGAAACCTTAAAGCCTTTGTTTGCCGAGTATACCGCTCAGGAATTGCAGCAAAAGATATCCACAGCAACCCCTGCTTATGCGGCGCTATTAAATAATAGGCCGGATCTTGCGGCAAACATTTACGAACAACAAGCCATTGCTGCAGAAAATTCTGGGGACAATGAAAGAGCTGCTATTGCAAGGGCAAAAGCAAAACAAGTAGTTGAAGCTCCCGACGTTGCTAGGATGGAGCTTGGCATGACTCTGGCAACAGCTATGGGCTTGGACAAATTTGGCGACACGTTTCCAAAACTTGAGCAAGAATACAGGTCTAGGGAGTCTCAGCCAGGCGCAATGGCCAAGCAGGACCTTGAGCTGATACAACTTGCTATGAATATAGGCATGGACCCGAAAAAAGTTCAAGAAACTGTTAGATCTTATCGAGGCTCCAATCTGCCCAAAGATGCAATTGCCAATCTTTTATCTATTGAAGCTGGCAACGGAAGCGGGGAATTGCGTGATCCAGACAAACGCTACCAGGCCGCAAAGGATTTGAGGACAGAGTTCAACAAGCGTACTAGCGATATCACTGCAGGGCGAGTCAACTATGAAAAAATGTTTGCGTCTGCACAAATAAAAGAAGGACTTGGTGATGTCGCGCTGATCACTTCATTTATGAAGATGCTAGATCCTGGCTCTACTGTTCGAGAGTCTGAGTTTGCAACTGCAAGAGATACTGGTGGCTTGCTTACATCGTTGGAGAACCTATTAACTAAGGTGCAGGGAGGTCAGTTTTTAACAGACACTCAGCGAAAGACGTTTGTTAACCTAGCCAAACAGTACCTTGATGCTGCAGAAAAGGATGGAGCAAAGACCAAAAGGTCAATGGAAGGAATCGTTAATCGGCTTGGCTTAAACCCTGCTGACGTTTTTGTTGATGTTATAGAGGGAGCGCCTGCCACGTCACCGTTAGAAGTAAGGCTTCCAAACGGGAGAGCCTTCAAGTTCAATAGTGAAGAAGAAGCAAATGCGTTTCGCGCAAAGGCTGGTTTATAAATGGCTGTTGATTATGAAGCGCTGGCGTTGGAGATGGGCGGGAAAATTGTTCCCGATGTTGACTATGATGCCCTAGCTTTAGAAATGGGCGGCACAGTTATTCCCGTTGATGAAGTTGTCGCGCCAAAACTTGGAAGCATGGAAACCGTTGAAGAGATACCAGGTCTTGAGCAACCGTATCCAGAACCACAACCCAGGCCGACTATGGGCGAATACGCTACTGGCGCAGCAGAAACGCTTGGAACGATGGCCACTGGAGCAACAACTGGACTTCTTGGTGGCGTTGGCGGAACCGTTGAGGGATTAAGTCAAGCCATTATGCAGGGCCGGTTTGGCACTCCAGAAGGCGCTCGTCAAATTGCAGAATACGCTCAAAGAGGAATGCAGGCCGGTACATATGAGCCTAGAGGACGGGTTGCACCGGAAGCATTAAAAGCCATTGGCGAGCCATTATCGCAATTGCCTCCTGTTCTTGGGGCAGGCGGTCTTCCAACAGCAGGCAGAGCGGCTAGAGCTGGCGCAGCATTGCCAAGAGAAGTAATTCAAGCTGGCATGGAGCGCTTACCTGGCGCCGAAGGTCGAGCTGAAGTTGCGAGAAGTGTCGGAGCTGCGCAAACACCAATAGCTTTGCAGCGCCGAACAGTAGCCGAGATGATGCCAGTGCCGTTTGAAGGCAAGGCTGGCTTAACGCTTGGCCAATCAAGCAGAGACTACGCGCAACTGCAGTTTGAAAAAGAAACAGCAAAATTAGCTGACATTGGTCAACCATTGCGAGAGCGGGTCGAGGCCCAGTCAGCAAACTTCATTCAAAACTTTGATGCCTTGGTTGATTTGCCGACACCTATTGAGCGCGAAGTTCGAGGCATTGGTGCGGCAGTTGATCAGGCGATTGTTAACAAAGCCGAGATGATCAAAAGAAAAATTAGAAAGGAATACAAAAAAGCTGACGATGCTGGCGAGACAATGGCCCCAGCAATCATGGAGCCATTGGTTGAGGCGTTAAACGATCTTGATAGGTTCTCTGGAGTTTCAAAAAATATTGCCGCTGCAAAGCGCGAAGCTGTAAGGCTTGGGGCCATAGAGATAGACGACGCCGGCAACATAATTCCAAAAACAATGACAATAAAGGACGCTGAATTGTTGCGTCAATTTGTCAATAAAGACACAGATTGGGCAGATAAGCGTCAATCCGCAATGGCGCGTCAAATCAATGGCGCTATTGATGCTTCAACAGAGGGTCTTGGCGGTAAAAACTACAAGGATGCTCGAAACCTACGCAGAAAGTATTCAGAAGAGTTTGAGAATGTAGGCTTGACATCTAGATTGCTGGGTAAAAAAGGCAAAACAGACGAGCGCAAGATTGCATTGGAAGATGTATTTGCCAAGATTATTGTCATGTCGCCATTGGAAGAGATGAACAAGCTCAGGCGAACATTGCTGACTTCTGGGCCAGATGGAAAGCAGGCATGGGCCGATTTAAAGTCATACGGAATTGAATACATTAAGGAAAAAAGTTTTTCAAAAAGCCAGCGTGACTCTCGAGGCAATCCATTGTTATCACCTGACCAGCTAAACAAAGTGGTTCGGGCAATGGATCGGAGCGGCAAGCTGGAGTCATTATATGGGACAAAGATCGCCCAGCAGTTGCGTGATTTGGCAGAGCTGGCAACGGTTATTTACACGGCGCCACCAGGAGCTATCAACTTCTCGAATACATCGTCTGCAATTGCTAACGCAATGGATATGATGATGACCTACGGGATATCTGGCGTTCCAGTTGCTGGAAAGGCTGTGATAAAGGAATCTCTTGATTACGTCAAAAATAAGAAGATAAAAGCTAGAATCAGGGCGTCTCTTGAGGCTCCACAGAAATGATTGTTACGTTGAAAACAAAAAATGTTTCATGTGAAACAGGCCAAGTTAGGCTATAACAAAAGAATCGCTACAACATGCAAAAAATCGTAAACTAAAAGCCAGAATTGCAAGGGCATTGAAGGAACCAATTAAATGACAGCGATCACCGTAAACCCAGGCTATGCAGTGTTCTTCGACGGTGCAGGCGATCCGTTGGACGCTGGATACGTTTATATTGGCCTTGAGAATCAGGACGCTATCACGGCAACCAGGGAGGTCTATTGGGACCCTGGCTTTACGATCATGGCCTCGCAACCGCTCAGGACCTCTGGCGGCTACATCGTCAACAACGGCACCCCTGCGAACGTCTATGTCGGATCTGGTTACTCGATCATCGTAAAGGACAAGAACCTTTCAACGGTCTACTCTGCCCCCAGCGCCATTGTCACCAATGTCATTAACAATGTCGAAGAGATAACACAGTACCAAGGCGCTCACGCCTTTGACCCAGAGGCTAGGAATGATGGAACGGCACTTGAGGTTGGCGACCTTTATTACAACAGCGTTGACCTTTATCTAAAGATATGGACCGGCACTGACTGGGTATCGTCAACAATCAATTATGGCGGCAATGGGGTTACAACAAACACAGCCTACGGATACGATGCGCTAACGTCAAACACGACCGGAGCCTATAATGTTGGCGTTGGTTTTGATGCCCTGAAGCTGTCTACAAGCAGTCAGTTTTCAACGGCGGTCGGATACTCTGCGCTTTCGTCAAACTTAATTGGATCGATAAACACCGCAGTGGGCGGTCTTGCTCTGCAAAAAAATGTTGCCGGTATTTCAAATACGGCTATCGGTCATGGGTCGCTTGCCGAGGTTATAGGCGATGGCGCTATTTCTGGCAGCTACAACACGGCCATAGGGTCCTTTTCCCAAGCCTCAAACGTATCTGGGCAAAGAAACGTGTCCGTAGGAGTCTCCGCGCTTAATGAAAACAATTCCGGAAGCTATAATGTTGCAATCGGCAACTACTCCTTGGGGAGCTGTACCGGCAGCTCAAATCTTGAGATCAGGTCTGGAAATTTTCCTGCCTTTAACATTACGACCCAAAGTAATTACATAAGCCTTGGGTCTTCTAGCTCTACAATGGCCTACATCAAGATAGCTTGGACGATCACATCCGACGCTCGAGACAAGATGAACTTTGGCGATGTACCGCACGGCCTAGACTTTGTCACCAAGCTGAAGCCGGTCAGTTACCAGCACAAGCTGAGCCGAGAGGAGGAGGTTGCCCACGGCCCTGTTCGTTACGGGTTTTTGGCCCAAGATATTTTAGAGCTAGAGCCTGATGATTCGGTTATAATTGACGCAAATGACCCTGAAAGCCTGAGATTGACCGAGAGTAATTTGTTTGCCGTTTTGGTAAAAGCGATACAAGAATTGAAGTCAGAGCTTGATGCCTACAAGGCTTCACACCCATAAAGTTGGCGCACCAAGGTCATAATTGGAGATTTAAAAAATGTTGAAAACGATCACGTCAGTTGCAAACACGGTTGGTGCGCTGGAGTACAAGGGCCTTTGGGACGCGGCGACTAACACGCCGACACTGGTCAGCAGCGTTGGCACTCAGGGTGACTATTACGTCGTCTCTGTGGCCGGTACGACCAACTTGGACGGCGTAACGACTTGGGACGAGGGCGACTGGGCGATCTTCAACGGCTCTGTCTGGCAGCTATTCCAAGGCGGTCAGGACGGGGTTTTCGCAACCCTGACGGTATCTGGAGAAATCGCAGCCAACGGCGGCATAGCCTTGGGCGACAATGACAAGGCTACTTTTGGTGATGGTGATGATCTACAGATTTATCATGTATCAGCAGATAACTCATCATATATTAGAGAGTTAGGCGCAGGCAACTTAAAAATACTTGGCGATAATGTTCAAATAATGAATTCGGCAGGGACTGAGAATCAAATATTCTCCGCTAGCGATGGCGGTGTTACTTTGTATCACAATGGCTCTGCCAAACTGTCCTCATTAGCCACAGGCATAGACGTTACTGGCACAGCCACGATGGATGGGCTTACTGTAGAAGGAGATATAAACCTTACAGAGCCAAGCCCAACTATTACATTTACCGATACTTCTGACTCATCAGTACATTTGGTTCAATCAATTAATACAGCTTTAAATATACAAGGACAATCACAAGTTCGGCTGTCTACTACGGCTACTGAGAGGGTTCGAGTAAATAGCAACGGCGATGTGTCATTTTATGAAGACACGGGCACGACTCCAAAGTTGTTCTGGTCAGCTTCTGATGAATCGTTAGGTATTGGTAATAGTAGTCCTAGTTCGTCTTACAGTATTGATGCAGCCAAGGGAATACGAAGCTCAGGGGCGGCTCCTAACTTCACACTGCAAGAAACTGACGCATCTAATCAGACATGGTTGATGGCTTCTTATGGTGGTAACTTTGCTATTAGAGATACAACGGTTGCTGGCACTGCCTATCCTTTTCAGATTGAAGCTGCAACTCCTAGCAACACGCTATATCTTGATAGCACAGGCAACGTGGGTATTAATACTAGTTCGCCTGCTTTCGGTGCTATCTCAAATGGAATTGAAGTTGAAGGAACAACAGCAGGCATCAGGCTTCAAGGAGCTACTACAGGAGCATTAGAGCTTTATCACAATAACGGTTTATCTACTATTGATTCTCGCTCAGCGACTGGCGGTAGTAAGATAGCGTTTAAAACAGAATCCATAGAACGCCTTCGCATCACTAGCGAGGGGCTGGTTGGTATCAATACCAGCTCGCCAGCAGCTTCTTTAGACATTAGAAGCCCTAATACAGCAGTTCAGAGCAGGGGCAACTTGTACGTCACCACCACCAGCACAGCAGCAATCAACGAAGGCGCACAGATATCTTTGGGTGGTACATATACTGGCACTAGCGAAACTTTCTTTGGAGCAATAGCCGCCAGAAAAGAAAACGCTACCGTCGGCGACTTTAACGCCTATCTCCAGTTTTCTGTTAGAAACACTGGCGGTTTGAGCGAGAAGGCTAGGCTGACATCAGCAGGCAATTTGTTGGTTGGTACTAATACTACAACCTTTAGTGATGATGGCATAAGATTGTATGAATACGGTGCTATTGAGGCGGTAAGGGCAAGTTATCCAGTAATGCACTTAAACCGCAGAACATCTGATGGTGACATTGCTAAGTTTTACAAAGACGGCATAACCGTAGGTAGTATTGGTACTTACGTAAATCTGCCTTACATAGGTAAAGCTGATGTAAACTTGCTGTTTGACCCTACTGGGCCTCACATTATACCAAGAGGAACTAATGGAGGTGCTAGGGATGCTGCTATTTCCCTAGGTGCATCAACTAACCGCTTCAAAGACCTCTACCTATCAGGCGGTGTCGTCTTCGGAACCACTGGCGGCAGCGTATCAAGCAAAACGCTGGATGACTATGAGGTTGGAACTTTTACAGCTACGGTGGCTGGAAGTTCGACAGCAGGTTCTGCTACTTATCCAACACAGGGAGGCACATATGAAAAGATAGGTGACATGGTTCATTTTAGGCTTTATATCCAGTGGGCTTCAGGCACTGGAGCCGGATCTCTTCAGGTAGGTGGACTCCCTTTTATAACATCGTCTGCAAGCACTTCTTATGAAAGTGTAACTATTGGTTATATTCGCGATGTTACTTTTAGCGGTGTTTTAACCGCCTATACTGAGTTAAATGCAAGTTATATCGTATTGAGAGACAACGTTAGTGATGGTACGGGTGATAATCTAATTTATGACGGTAGCGGAAGGCTAATGTTGTCTGGTTCTTACAGGGCTGCTTAATGAAAACTTGCACCAAATGTAAAGAGGCTAAAGAGTTAGGTCAGTTTTATAAAAGAGCTGACCGTGATTCTTATCACTCATGGTGCAAATCATGTAAGCACTTGTCTGGCAAGCAATGGAACATGAAAAACAAAGAGCGTCACAGTCATATTAATAGCGAGTGGTACGAGCAAAACAAAGAAAAACATTTGGCAAACAGTAGGCAGTGGTACAAAGACAACAAGCACCGCAAGCTAGAAACTACAACAGCAAGAGAAAAGCGTTGCGTATTGGCGACACCTACTTGGGCTGATCGAGAGCTAATTAAAGAGCTTTACGCATTAGCACAGAGGCTAACTGAACAGACAGGCATACCTCACGAGGTTGACCATGTTATACCTCTACAAGGAAAGACTGTCAGTGGGTTTCATGTGGAAAACAATCTACAAGTGATACCTGCAACTGAAAACAGAAGCAAGTCTAATAAATACACAGTTTAACAACCATATGCCTAGTGGATTCTAGGCACAGACAGGAGAAACACAATGGCTTTAGAAAAAGTAGTAACAGAAGACAAGATCGAGGTACTTGAATCGGGACACGTTCAGGTCAGGACAAAGACCGCAATCGTTGAGGACGGCGTAGAGTTATCATCAGGATACCATCGCCACGTTATATCCCCAGGCGATGACTACTCAAGTGAGTCTGCAAAGGTTCAGGCAATCTGCGCGGCAGTTCAAGCGGATATCACGTCGAATGACGCAATTCAAACCCGAACAATCCAAATTTGAGGAGTAGATTATGACCGTATTCGATTGGAAGATACAACTGTTGGAGCGAGACATTCAGCCAGCAGACATGGACGGCGCTGTTGTAATAGCTCACTGGCGCTGTGACGGCGCTGAAGAGTCAGAGGGCGTGACATACAGCTCATCGTCTTATGGCACCTGTGGCTTCAGCCCTGACCCAACTGCACCAGGTTACATCCCGTATGCCGACTTGACTCAGGATGAGGTCTTGGGCTGGTGCTGGGCTGATGGTGTTGACAAGGACGCTACAGAGGCAGGATTGCAGGCCAGTATTGACGGTCAGATCAACCCCGTCACAGAAGCAGGCGTACCTTGGTAATCAACAAGGCTGGTGATAGTATTAAATTTTAACCGTGGAGAAAAAGATGGGAACGATAACGATTGATGACAAAGATTACGACTTCGACGACTTAACTGATCAACAAAAGGCTATCGTCGGCCAGCTCTCACGATGCCAGCAAAAAATGGCCGAGCTGCAGTCTGAGTACGACATCGTACAGTCGGCAAATACTGTATATGTTAACAACTTAAAGGCGTTGCTTGATGCGCCAGGAGAAGACAATGGGTAGCCAATCAAACATCCCCTTTCACCCGCTTGGTAACACGATTACCATCGCGGCTGCTGGGACACCACCAACTGGCCAGCAGGCCCCGATTAACCCTGCCACCAGCACCAGTGCAGGCCAGTACCGGATCATCAACTCCAGCTCCGTACTGGTGTTCTTGGGCGTTGGAGCATCAGCGGCTGACGCGGTGACCAGAGCAAATACCGTGGCGACATCAATCCCGCTGTTACCTGGTACTGACGAGGTCTTGCGCTTTGGCGCCGACGTCTACTTTACCGGCAAGGCCCAGTCTGGGACCGCAACGGTTTACATCACCCCAGGACAGGGCTTGTAATCATGTCCGGCGATGCTCAAGAGGTTGCAGACCTTGCAGTCAAAAAAGTATTTGCAATATTGGGCATCGACATCAACAACCCCGCGTCTGTCGAGGAGTTTCGGGAGGACCTACGGTTCGGCAGGCGAATGCGAAAGCTCGCCGACCACGGGTCGATGGCGCTTATCGGGACGATGGTAGTTGGCCTCTGCATTGCAGTTTGGACTGGCATTACATCAAAGATTATCGGACAATAGCTTTGAGTGCGTCTGTGACTGCCGGCCTCCCCTCCCCGTCTTGTCGGCACCAGGTTAGATCCCTGGGCATTCACCCCAACAAATCAGCCTGCTAACGCGGGCTTTTTTATGCCAGCAACATTACCCTCAACCATAATCCCTCACCAGACGCATTCTAAACCGTTCTGAGGCGTTTTTGCGCCATACCCTATACATTGCATTGCTTATTAAACAACCCCAGTAGAACCGCCTAAATCGCAGCTATATTTGGCAAGCGTATACGCCAATAGCGCTCCTGGCGAATCAAGTGTAGTCGTAGCAACTAGGGCGCTGCTAAGCAGAACCCACCCCTACCTGAAGCACCAATATAATTTATTTGTAAAAAAGTATAAAAAACCTTTTACTTTCGTATGAAGACCCGTATAATGATCACAACAGCAACGGGAACGCAGACATGAACTACACAACTACCAAATTAGGAAGAATATACAGCAAGGTTATTAATGGTCTGATAATTACTGCTTGGAAAGATGGTTGTGGTTATTCTGTTCAATCACAGGAAGAAAGCGCCCAATGGTTTGACGCTTACAAATGGTCAATGAAAGAAGCGATGGAATTTTATGCAGAGTTAATGGCGTAAGCCTAATCAAACGGGGCTTCGGCCCCAAACAACCTGGAGGGGAACAACATGAGTTGCGAAGAATTGTTCATCACGTTTTTAGTTTTATTTTTGTTTTTCGGGCTTGGCGCTGCCATAGTGGAAAATTTACCAAAAAAACGTAAACCAATGGCAACAAGGAATAAAAAATGATCGGAACAACAAGATACATTGGCGTGATCGACGATTGCGCGGCTGGAACAGTCGGCAGCTTTGAGTTGCCAAGTTACATGAAGAGCAGCGACATGATCGGTGCAAGGGTTAAGGTCAAGCTGAACGACGAAAACGGGATGCCGATCACAAGACGTGGCAAACTGAT